TTAAGCTGCCAACGGCATGGCAAGGACGTTTTCGTGAGCGGTCTTCGCCGCCAAGGCGTCCGTTGCGATCCGAATGAGGTCCTCAGCGCGGTCTGCGAAGTTGAATTCGTCCGAGAACCGATTCAACTGGGTACGGAAGGCTCGGCGTAAAAGCAGCGCCGCTTCTTCCAGGCCGAGCTTTGGAATATCAATGAGAGCAAACTTTAGAATGCTGTCCATCAGTACTGTCTCGACGTTGAGCATCTTGTAAAGCCCTCGGCGATTTCGCGAGACGTATTTCACAACTTCTTTGCTGCGATAAGCGAAGTAGTGTTCCCGCGTGAACCAGGAAAAGCTCTTGGTATCGAGTTCCTTCAGTTCACGTCCGAGCTTCGAGGCAGCCGACGCGAAGGCACGATTCAGCGCTTCCGTCTGTTGTATGTCGTAGGTGAAAATGTTCGTTGGCTTACCAGAGAAGGGGGTCGTGCACTGATAAACCAGGATGGCGTAGGCAGTATGGGGCCGATCGAGAATCTCGGGATTGGCCTTGAACCATTCGCGGACCCAGCCGCGCAATGCAGTCTGCATCGCTCTCGAAACAGCTGCATAGGTTGGAAAATACGCTGCCGTCCGCTCACGAGGGGCATTCCGCCAGACGGACAAATCCACACGAGTTTCTTCGACTGGGCCGCCGTCCGTAGCGCGCACGCGTGCTCCCGTTTCGGCGTTCCGAATCGGCATCATGATGAGTTCGCCCATTGTCTTTTGCTCCCTAAATGAAAAGCCGGCGCTGTGCGCCGGCAACCGGAAAATTCTCACTCATTCGCGTTTTTTCTCGCGAACGACTAAAACGTAACATGCTGTGCGGGAAAAACGGCCTAGGCCGGCAAGTGCGTTCGGCCGGGTGTTCCTCTCATCCATATGAAAAGAAAAATGAAAATAAAAGGTGAGAATTATTTCCAAGTTTTGTGACTGAGTTCTTGACGACAGCCTAAATCGCCTGATTTTGCCTGGAAGCCTATCGAAAAGCCGTGCAAATCGGCAGTCACAAGAGCTTCCCAGCGCCGAGCCGAAATCATTGAAGAACAGTGTCTGTGTTCCGAGTTTCCAAAGAGGCCGATCCCGGCACCTGTGAAAAACCACTCCACTCAGCTGACATAACGAAAGAAGAAATCTTTCCCGCCGTTGTGAACGACGTGGCAGACCCCTTGTCGCGGAAGCTCATACATGGCACTAGCTGTTCAGCGGGTCAAACGGGTTGCACAGCAGGCGGTTACAGCGACTCTGGCGCAGCCGAGTAATCACGCACCTAGCCCTGCCGATAGTTTTCTGAAGAACGCTAGAGGGTTTTGCCGCCGGGAGCGTCCGCTGGAAAAAATTGTCAGCGCATTTTGCGATGACAAAACTGCTAGAAAAATTATTCCACTTGCGATTCATACAGTTGCGAGGCTTTTTCGGTAGCGCGCCAAGAAGGCGCGCGTTAGCTTCATCTCGGGCTCGCGATTCAGATCCGGTACACCACCGCTGATCCGATATCGACGCACCAAGGCAGGGGCGATTAAGTGACAAGAGATGTGGAATACATATGATTGAAATCGACCGGGAACATCCTGACTATAAGCGTCAAACAATCACGTGGCGAATGTACCGCGATTTGTACGCGGGGGGCCAGCAATTCAAGCACAGAGCGGCAGAATACCTCTTAAGGCGGCAGAAAGAACCGCTCGATGTCTACGCAGAGAGGCTGCAGCGCGCCTTCTACCAAAATTACGTCGGATCAATCATCGACTGGTATGCAGCAACCCTGTTTCGCCGCGCACCCAGCCTGCAACTCGAGAGTGGGCTGCAAAGCGGAAGGCGATTTGTTGCAAACTTTGCCGATGATTGTGATCAAAAAGGGACCACACTCGCTTCCTTCTTCCGAGCATGCTTCATCGATGCTCTGGTCGCGGGAAAGAGTCATATTCTGCTGGATTTTCCTAAGATTCCGACGGTCGTTCACAACCGCGCGGAAGAGGATGCCGCTGGCGTATCACGAGCCTATGTTGTCCGCTATCACGCGGAGGATCTCATCAACTGGAGCCTCAATGAACGGGGCGACTACGACTGGGTGGTTCTGAGACAATCCGTTAGTCGACAATTGCATGTCGACTCCCCGGAATTGGTTCATGAAACCTATTGGTTCTACTACGATCGAGATCACTTCCGCACTTACCGTCGCCTCGAAGAAACCGGTAAAGTCAACCCTGTTGAATTAATCGGGCAAGGTCCGCATTCGCTATCACGGCAAAAGCGCGTTCCTTTGTTCACATTGCAAGTCAGCGATGGATTGTGGCTCATGAACAAAGCTGCACATTTGCAACTTGAACACTTTAACAAGTCGAATGCGCTGGGATGGGCAATCACGATGGGCTTGTTCGCCATGCCGGTCATTTATTCTGACCGTGAATGGGACCAGATGGTCGGCGAAAGCTACTACATCCAACTGGGTCCCCAGGATAAGTTCGGGTGGGCGGAGCCTGACGGAAAGGTTTACCAAATCGCAGCACAGAACCTGGAAAGCTTAAAGGAAGAGATCTACCGGGTTTGCTACCTCTCGCAGGCATCTGGCGAGATGACCGGCGGCCATGCGCAATCTGCGGCGAGCAAACAGCTGGACTTCATCATCACCGAGGAAGTGCTCCGCGGATATGCCGTCGCCGTCAAAGACTGCATGCGCCGGCTACTGATGGCGGTTAGCGACGCGCGTGAAGACGGCCTGAGCGTGACCGTTTCCGGGTTGGATGAGGTCGACATTGCGGACCTGGGTACAGAGCTCGACGACGCTAGTAAGCTTTTGCAGTTAGGGATTACCTCTCCCACTCTGAAGCGGCAGATATATCAACGCATTGCACTGAAATATCTGAGTGATGCGCGGCAGGAAACCAAGGATCAGGTCGCGCAGGAGATTGAGGCGCAGGTCGTAAGTTGACGGAGAAAGGGATAATCATGTCAGACCAAAATTCGCCCTTAAACGAGGGGGTTGATGTTCGTGGGATAGTCCGCCAAGCTATCGAGGAGTTCGTGCGAAACGAACAACATAAGGCTGAGCCCGCTTATAAAGCTGAATTGCACGAAGAGCGGAAGCGTCGTGAGGGACTAGAAGCTCGTGTGAACCAGTTGGTGGAAGAGAACCGACAGGCGCGGGCGGCCGCCGAAGAATCCGATCGAAGCAGCCAGATCCGAAGTGAGTTGCAGAAGCTCGGAGTGGCAAAGGTCGATTTGGCCTTCAAGGCGGTTAAAGACGAGATTGTGCGAGGGGAGGACGGACGATTGCAGGCAAAGGGCGCTGATCAAAAGTCTCTCCACCAATATTTGTCGGACTTCGTACAGGACAACCCCGAGCTGCTTCCAGCACGGATTGCCGGCGGAAGCGGGGCTCAGCCGAGTGCCCGGGGCAACTTGCAAAGCGGATCCGGTATCGACCTCGACAGAATCAAGCCAGGAATGAATAAGGAAGAAATGGAGCGAGTGCGCCAGGAAATTTCAAGATTGGCGACGCAAGCACTGCGTGGAATGTAATCCACGGAGCGCTGGCTCATGAGATTGGGGGCTAAGTCCCCTTTTACCGTTTAGCAAGGGCGAGCGGACTCGCCATCTGCAGAGGTCATAGATCTCTGACCGAAGGCACGCGGAAGCGTGCCTTTTTGATTTTAGTAAGGAGAAATAATGTCAACTATTACATCTGCCAACCTGGCAAATGCGATCGTGAAGCTTGTTGCCGCCGATGCATTGCCCGCTTTGATGGGCAATCTGGTGATGGGCAACCTGGTAAATCGCGATTATGAGCCTGTCCTGGCACACGCCGGCGACACGGTTAACGTGCCGATTCCTCCGGTTCTTGTTGCCAACAACATCGCGCAGGGTGGCACCGTGACTCCGCAGAACCCGAACCTGGGCAACGCTCAGATCGTGTTGAACACCCATGCGGAAGCAACTTTTCAGATTCCTGATGTGACCAAAGCCTTGGCTTTTCCGGAATTGCTGAAAGCTTACATGCAACCGGCAGTCGTAGCCATAGCGGAGCGCGTGGAAGGCGATTTGTTGAACCTCTATAGCCAGTTCACGGCCAATTCGCCGGTGGGTACCGCCAGCACTCCTGTGACTGAAGCAACGATCGACGCGGCCGAGACGGCGTTGTTTGCCGCTAAGGTTCCGGCGTCAGCCTCCAAGTACCTGGTGGTCGATTCAAACACCTATTCGCAGATCCGTCAGATTCCTCGTTTCAGCGAGTACTACTCTGCTGGTGAAGCCGGGCTGAAGGCACTGGTGGAAGGCAATGTCGGCAAGATGAAGGACTTCTTTATCTTCCGTTCGCAGTTTGTTCCCACCACCGGAACAACCACCCTGAACACGCACAACCTGGCGTTTGCGAAGGATGGTATCGGTTTGGTGGTCCGCCGCCTGCCGCAACCTCTTCCCGGGACCGGTGCGATTGCAGAATACGCTGAAATGGGTAACTTCGGAATCCGCGTTGTGATGAGCTACCAGCCGAACACGCTTTCCCAGCAGTTCACGGTTGACGTTCTTTACGGCTGCGGCGTTCTGCGGAACAACTTCGGCGTACAGGTCAACAGCTAGTTCAGCCTACAATCGCCACGGATGGGAGCTGAGGAATCAGCTCCCATTTGATTTTGGAGAGAAAAAAATGGATTTAAAACAATACTTTCGAAAAATTCAGGCTGCTGAAGCGAGTATCTCCGAAGACTATCCAATTGTCGTTAGCCTTGAAACCCCGGACGGCGGTAAAGAGGGGCGGCTTTCTGAAGTGTCTCGCAGCAATGCCGCCATCATGATCGTCGAAGGTCGCGCTGTCCTCGCAACAGAGGAACAGAAACGACAGTTTGCCGAGCGTCAAGTTGCGGCCCGGAACGCGCATGTTGCCGCGGAAGCAGCAAAACGGCTCCAGGTAGCAATCATTTCGGAATCGGACCTCGGCCACGTGTCAGGTCGCAAGAACTCTCAGAATAAGTAGGTTAAACATGGCTCTGTTCACGGATGCTGACGTCGTTACTCTTGACGATCTTCTTCAGTTTGAGACATCGCTGGTGCAGGTTGCCTCTACCCACGGCATCAACGTCGAAACGAAAATCAATCTGGCGGTGAGTGGCATATCGGACAGGGTCCTGCTCTGGCTTTTACGGATGGGGGCCTCCGATCCGCAATGGATGCGCCGACGGGTAGTCGGTCTTTCGACCGTTGTGGTGACACCACCGCTTTCGAAGTGGATCTGTTTCGACGCGCTCTCTCGCTTTTACGCAGAAGCTTACAACGTGCAGTTGAATACGCGCTTCCAGGGGAAGTGGATGGAATACCAGCAGCTCGCCACGGAGGCTTCACAGATGGCCTTTGATTCGGGCCTGGGAATCGTGTACATGCCGCTGCCGAAGCCTGCCATGCCCCTGGTCTCGATACAGAACGGATCGGGACCGGCCCAGTCGATGTATGTCCAAACCTCCTGGGTTGATATTCGCGGTGCCGAGGGCGCACTGAGCCCAGTGAATGGGGTTATCCTTCCGAATCAATCCGGTATTGCCGTCGGAATGGCGGAAGGATTGCTCGGTGCGCCGACTGGCGCAATCGGCTGGAATGTATATCTGAGCACCACGGCAGCCGATTTGACGAAGCAAAACAGCCAACCGATCACAATCGGGGCCACCTGGCAAATGCCCAGTTCCGGTCTGATTGAGGGCGCACTCCCTATTGGCGGCCAACAGCCGGACTACCAAATCACGTTGTCCAGGTTATTGCAAAGAGGTTGATATGTTGCCGCTGACTTTACTAGCAGCCCAGAAAGTAGAAACGCTGCTGACGACGAATAACGCGCTGGGTCAGCAGATCGCTGCAATGGCCCAGGCAGCTAACATTTCGATACCGTTAATCCAAACCGGGCAGGTGGTGCTAACGGCATCGTCGCCGGACATAGGAGATAGAAACGTCGAGCTTACTTATCCTCGCGTAGCTCTTTACAGCACGGGCTTGAAAAACACCCAAATTGAGAAGTTCCGCTCCCTATCGGGCACGGTGACTGTCGTCGCAGAGGTGTGGGCAAGTGCTGCGTTGGTGGGCGACTGCGATCAGTCGATCCATTTTTACGTTGACGCGGTCACGAGTATTTTGCAGCAGAATCTTGGTGATTGGAACGATGGCGTTTTCTTTCCGGGCGTCTATGACGTGCAGTTCCAGGCACCCAAACAGGGCGGGTTTGGATTTGTGGAGTCGGCGAAGGTTACTCTTGGGTTGATCGTGAGCCGGAACTAACATGAGCGGCTACATCCTATCCACCGCGAACCGATTTTACGCGGGGATCGAAAGCAACTTCGGGAATCCGGCTACGGTTAGCGCGCAAAGCCGATTTGTTGCCAGCAAATTCGACGCTGTGCAGGTATGTCCAGCTTCGAATCGCCGGGATAAGAATGGTTCACGCACGAGTTTTCCGCCAACCACGAACGGCATTCGCACTACGGCGTTCCGTCTCACAACTTACCTGACAAGCAATTCACCTTCGGGAATACCGTCATGTGATGCGTTATTTCAGTCAGCTCTGGGTGCACTTCCGCAAGTTGCGACCGGACTTACGGTCGCAAGTGCCCCTAATGGATCATCGCTGCAGACGGCGGTCGCTCATCGATTGTCCATCGGCTCAGCCATAAGTTACCTCGGTGAGATTAGATTTGTTACAGCGGTTCAAAAAGCGACAAGTTTCTCGCTTAACGCTCCATTTTCGAACACTCCGGCGACCGGCACAGTGCTGCCCAATACTGCGGCGTATCAGCTAAGCCGTCGTTTACCGAGCGTAACCGTTTACGACTATTGGGATCCCGCTGGCGCCGTGAGCCGAATCATAACAGGCGCCGTTGTGAACGAGTTTGATTTGACGATTTCTTCCGGGACGCATGAATTCAACTTCAGCGGGCCGGCGGCGAATTTGATTGACTCAGCCAGCTTTGCATCTGGTGTCGGTGGTTTGACGGCATTTCCAGCAGAGCCGACGCTTAGCCAATTTGACTATTCCCTAGTGCCCGGAAATTTGGGTCAGGTGTGGCTAGGGTCCACTGATGAGCAGGTTTTCACACTGACAGGTGCACGTATCCGCATTGCGAACAGCTTGCGGGCGCGGGCGGCAGAATTCGGAAGCCCATACCCGCTCTCAATTGTCCCCGGAAACCGGCGGGTGACGGTCGATTTCACGCTGCTTGCGCAGAGCGATGTTCAGACCGCGATGCTGTACCGGTTGGCAAAAAATCGAGTGCCGGTAGCGGCGCTACTGCAACTTGGACAGCGCCAGGGAGCGTTGATGGCGCTGTATCTGCCGGCAGTAACGATGCGGGTTCCGTCCTTCGATGATTCCGGGCAGCGGCTTGCTTGGCATTTTACGAACAATCAGGCCAGCGGAGTAATTGAAAATGAACTTTTCATGGCTTTCGCGTAGTAAACACGCGCACCAAAGCGTGATCTGGAGTGACAGTAAGACTTTCCCCGGCGTACGTTATGCCATTCGGCGCATTTCGCTCGGACAGCGGCTGGAATTGACGAAGAGAGCCCGCGAACTTTCGCTCAAGAACGAATTCTTGCGTGCGGGCGATACTGCAGAGCAATTCGAGGCAATGTTCAGTGAGCTGCTGGTTCGACGAATGTATCTCGAATGGGGTCTTGTGGCAATCGAAGGCTTAAGCATCGATGGTCGACGCGCAACCCCGGAGTCCTTGGTAGAAACCGGACCCGAGTCGCTGACAAACGAAATTATTGAATCTCTTCGATCTGTACTCGGTCTCACGGAAGAAGAAAGAAAAAACTTCTAATCGCATTCCATTTTCAGTTCACGTCGCAGGCCGCGTGGAACTGCGATACCTGTCGGAAAAGCGGCCTGACGACGATTCGGAATTGCGGGTGGCAGGCCCAACCTCGTAAGCACGCAACAGAAATAGTTTGGGCGCGTGGACAAGTAACAAGCACAAGCTGCCCAAGGTCAGTAATAACCCCGCAAACTCTAGCGATTCTTGAAGAATACGCGGCGTGGAAGCAATTTGGGAGCATTAACGTGCACGATCTGGACGCGAAGACGGCAGACGCTTTTCTCGTGTTGGAATGCGCGTTGCGCAAGGAGATGAACAATGGCGAAGTCGAAGAATAATCTATCCGGTCTACTGAACTCGCTCACGCACAGCACTAGAGCCAGCTCGATTGGCAACAGCACCCAGAATGCTACGGCTGGTGGAACATTAACGGCGGGAAGCCCGAGTGATACAAGAGCCACTGGCCTTAACGGCGGCCAAATCTCCGAAGGACTTACTTTCGGCCGTCCTTCAAGTACGAAGACCCCCACCGCAACAACGGGGACTGACTGGCGCAAACTGCTCGAGCACGCGGCTTCCGGCGGTCTGGAAAGCGTTCCAGGGGGCGGCTTCGGACTGGGGAGCGTTTTGGGCCTGGGATCTATAGTCTCCAGTGTTACAAGCTTATTCGGTGGAGCAAAAAAACAACTTGCGCCGTTACAAGAATTCAAACTGCCTGCGGCTCAGAATCTTAGTGTCTCTGTAGGGTCAAACGGGTCCTCCGGCGCTGAGGTCGCGTCACAGAGTCTCCAAGATCAAAGCAGCCAGATCGCGCAGGCCGTGAAGACCGCGCTTCTACATTCAAGCTCGTTGAACGATGTCATCGCAGAGATTTGAAAATGAACTCCTTTCCTCAATTAAGTACGGGCGCCGTGATGCAGTATCCATCTCCCCTCATCACCGGGCAGGGTGTTCAGGTCATCCGCTTTATGGACGGATCGGATCAGCGGTATCTCGCGCAAGGACGGTCATTCCGAACTTGGAGAATTCAGCTCGATTTACTCAACGAAGCTGAAATCGCGCAGATCGAGAGTTTCTTCGCGCAGCAAGCCGGTGATTATTCAACGTTCAGTTTCCCGGATCCGTTTACCGGAACAATGGTGGCAAACTGCCGTTTTGCTGCCCCTGAACTCGTGACTAACTATCTAGATGTAGACAACAGTTCTACTTTGATTTGGGTAATCGAAACAAATGGCTAATTTGGTGTTTCCTCAGCTGAGCAGTGGTGCGATCGCCCAATACCCGATTCGCAAGACGCGGCTTGCAAGAACAATCAAGAATCTCACCGCCGACGGAGGCTTGCTGCTGAACTCCGATCCGTACGGCGCTCGTGTTGTTTGGGAATTAGAGTACATCGAGTTACCCAGCACGGATGTTGCAGCCATCCAGACGCATTTTGCCAACTGTGTGGGGCCTTTTCACGCGTTCACGTTTGTGGACCCAACCGACAACATGCTCGCGTGGAGCACTGATTTGACAACCGCTGCCTGGCAAGCGCCAGCGTCGCTGCAGGTGACGAGCAGCATACCAGACCCGCAAGGCGGAACAGGCGCCTTCGCACTAACAAACAACGGACAAGTCGGCCAAGGAATCACTCAGACTCTTCCGGTACCCGCGAGTTTTCAATATTGTTTTTCCGTCTACGTGCACAGTGTCCCAGGCGCTGCGGTTACTTTGAGCGCATCCGGGGTGAATGCAAGCACGTCTCAGACTTTTGCGGCCGGAGCGAACTGGATGCGCATTTCCTTTAGTCCGCATCTCGCCGACTCGAGCAAAAGCATTTCATTTGGGCTGAACCTGCCGCCGGGGCAACAAGCGGACATATATGGTCCTCAACTCGAGGCACAACTTGCACCTTCGCAATATCGTGCAACGGGTCAACAGGGTGGCGTCTACACCAACGCGCACTGGGCCATAGCTCACCTTCCCGTGATTGCGACCGCCCCGGGTCTGTTTTCTACTGCGTTCAGCATTGAAGCTTCACTCTAAGGACACACATATGGCCACCATTAACCAGGTCAAACAGCTTGCCGAAGCGGATACGCCGCTCCTTTTTTTTCAGTGTGTTCTAACATCGGGAACCGCAGAGTATTGGTGTACCCACGCAATTGCCTTTGCCGGACAAAACTATTCGACTAGGATCCTGAAACATAATCTTTTCGAGTTGCAGCTTTCGGCCGATGATGCAATGGACGGCATTTCCCAATTGTCAATCACGTTGGCCAATGCGGACTCATACATGTCGGAGATTAACCGCGAGGTCGGATTCAAGGGAACTCAGCTCACCGTCTTTCTGGCTTTCGCAAATCTTCCCGCCCAACAGGTCACAACCGAAAGCACCGTTTTGTTTCGCGGGGTTGCAGGTGACCCGGACGAAATCACTGAAGAAGCGCTGCGAGTCACCTTCACGAATAAATTGAGCCTGCAACGAATTCCGCTTCCAGATGTCAGAATTCAGCGGTCCTGCCCCTGGACTTTTCCGACAACGGCTACTCAGCGGATTGAGGCTGTCTCGGGCGGCACCAACGGGCGGTATTCGCGACTCTACAAATGCGGCTATTCGGCGGATATCAAAGGTGGCGTTGGCAATCTGAACAACGGCATCGCATTTACCTCCTGCGATGGGTCACGCTCACAGTGCCAGCAGCGAGGCATGTTTGCTCAGGACTCGCAAGGAAATATTACTCAACGCTTTGGTGGGTTTGAGTTTGTACCATCGGCGATTCTCGTCCGCACCGCGGGTGACAAAACATCACATATTTCGCCGCTCGTCGAAAACTCAGCCAAATATAACGATCCCGTGCCGTTAGTCTACGGCACCGGCTGGCTTAAAGCGCCAGTCGATTTCGCGCGCAATGACGGTAATTTGACGCACCTCGAAGTAATCCTTGGAATGGGAGTTATGCAGGGGATCTTGAAGGTCGTAGTCAATGACATCGAGATTCCACAAGGTGTTGCCGGCGCCAATATGACCTCCACAGGATGGTACAGCATAGTTACCGCCGGCACACGCGGCGGCGGCTTTAATTACGATTTCACAGATTCGAAAGGCAATCCGTTGGGTGATCCGTACGGAAGCATCTCGGTGCTTTCTATTGTCGTGCCAAATCGGATCGCCAGTGGCTCCTCGCTGCCGAACGTCGAAGTTCTGACGCAAGGAATGCAGCTTGATTGCTACAACCTCGATGGAACCTTCAACTCAAATGGCTTCAGCAACAACCCCGCATGGGTCATTCTGGACATCCTGAGGCGTAGCGGCTGGGCTACATCTGAACTGGATTTGTCGAGTTTTGCGCGCTCGGCTGCATTTTGCGGCGAACTCATCAGCACCGCTGATAGCAACGGAAATCCGTTACAGGTGCCGCGTTTTCAATGTAATCTCCTTTTGACCAAGCGTCAAAGTGCGGCAGCTGTCGTGCGCGGAATTCGTGTGGCTTCCAGCTTGATGCTTCGCTACGGTCCAACCGGGTTGCTTGAACTTGCGCCAGAAACAACCCTCGCGTCCCAACAGGCGACATTGCCGGACGGCAGCAACAGCACCGCAACACTTGCTGGGGGATGGCCTGCTTACGAATTTAGCGACGCCTCGGGCCCATTTTCGGGAATCGTGCGCAGCCCCAATGGCTCATCGAGCGTGAGACTGACCTCCCGAAGCGTGGCGGAAACATCGAATCGCCTCAGCGTGGAGTTCCAGGACGCATTCAACGAGTATCAGCAGGATAGTCTCTCAGTCGTTGATTCCGACGACTCGAGCTTGATCGGATATGAGATCAGCAGCCAATCGACGGCGCTGGGCATCGCGAACATGAATCAGGCAACTCGCGTTCTTCTCCGTCAATTGGACAAGTCGACCGCGGGCAACCTCTACGTGCAATTTCAGACGAGTTTTCGGGCGCTAAAGGTGAGGCCGGGTGACATCATCACCCTGACGTATGCCAAAGAAGGGCTTTCGCGGACTCCGTTTCGCGTGATCAAGCTGGCTCCCTCAGTGAACTACGAGGTCGTTACGATTCTCGCTCAGATTCATGATGACGATTGGTACAGCGATAATCCAGCGGTGCTAGCCGGCGCCGGCCGGCAGCCATTTTCGCAGGTGCAGACACCCCGGCCGCTTATCGGTCTAGTCGCACACAGCGATGCAAATGGTTTATTGGAGTTTTACGATTTTCAAGTGACCGAGCAACTCCAGTCCCAAAGTGACGGGAGTGCCACTGATACCCTGACGGTCGGCTTTTCTATGCCGAGCCGGCCTCAGACCGGTTCCCTCAGCTTGCCGCTCTTGAGCTTGTCCCCCCAATATCAGAGCAGTGGTGGCACTCTCGCCGGCGGCAGCACACTCTACTACGCCGTAAGCGCTGTTGATGCCGCGGGCAACGAGGGCGCACTCTCCTTTACGGTTCCTGTTCTTATCCCAGGAAGTGGGCGCACGAACATGGTCACGATCTCCGGTTTGAGTTTTCCGAACGGAGCGGCAACTTTCAACGTTTACCGAGGCGCGAACCCGCAGCTCTTGTATCGAATTGCCAGCTCCCTGTCGTTGAGCACTACTTTCACCGACACCGGCTTGCCCGCTACACCGTCAGGACCCCCGGATTCCAGCTTCGACCACGCAAACTTTTACTACCGCAAAGAGTACGCCGGCGCTTTCTTTGCGACATCGTGGTCGGCGACTACCATTGCATGTGCTGATATGGGGGCAGTCCCACTCGCTTACGTTGGGCGGTCCGTCAGAATCATTGAAGGCACCGGGAGGGGGCAGGAGCGCTCGATCTCTACGAACGACTCCAGTTCCGTAACAGTGACCTCCGGCTGGTCCGTTATGCCGGATGCAACTAGTCAATTCGTTATCGTCGATGGCGCCTGGAAGTTTGCGGCCGTTTCGGGGACAACACCTATCCAGTTTGAATTGCCATACCAGCCGGGAATGGTGATTCAAATTACCGGAAAGGCAGCCAATGTAAACAATCTCGAGGCGTCGCCTGACCTTTGCCCAGTGACCCGTTGTGCACTCGGAGGTGGCCGTCCGGACAGTGGAACAGCGCCAGTGCCCGATTTCACGCTCACGGCACCAGGTGCGGGATTGCTGACGCTTTCTCGAGTTGGATTCGATGATTTAACGGATGTATCGTCGGTGTCGAGCGGAACGCTTGGAATGTTCGCGTGGAATGAGCTTACTGATCCGAATCAGTATTCTTTGAGCGCGGCCGTAGACACAATAACCACCACCATAGTTCTGAATCATCCGGGTCCCGCATACGTGGGCCAGGTTATTCAAGTGGGAGCGGAGTTAATGATTGTATTGTCAACCAACTCTGCTACGAATACTTATACCGTCGTGAGAGCCTCTCTTGCGTCCGTCGCCGGGCCACATAATGTGGGCGATCAGGTTCTTCATTTATCGCTGTCCACTATCGTTGTTCCCTTCGCACTGAACTTCTTCGAAAACCGCGCGTCGATCAATTTCACACACACGATGCCTATGCCCGACGTTCGCATCTGTGCCGCCCAGTTATTCGTTACCAATGCGTTCGGCGACAGCCAGGCGAAGCAACTCTGCTACACAACGCTTCCGGATGGCGGCTTACGTACGCTATCCGGGGGGCAGTTCTCACTTCAGGTTGGCGGCACTCTTGCCACTCAGCAAAATGCCGCGCCGCCTCTCCTGATCGAGAAATCACACGCCGTCCGTGACATCAGGGCTCAAGTTGGCCAGGCGCCGGTCGGATACAGCATTACTGCGAATATCCTGCAAAACGGATCCCCTTATTGCACACTCACCATCCCGTCGGGAGCAAGCGTCTCCACAGTCGTGGACGGCGCCGCGTTGGGGGCGCTCCTTGAAGGCGCGGTGTTAACCGCGAATATTGTGCTAAATGTCCAGCAAGGTTTTCAGGCGTCGCTGACCCCAGGGCGCGATCTGACAATAACGATTCGTCTCTGAGTTACAATGCCCGAGCAAATATCAAAGTTAAGTCCCGATCGGGATCTGCAATGCTACTTTCTCACGCCGTCAGCGATCGCTGCTATTAGCGGAGCTAGCCCAAACGGTTTTACGCTTTCTGGCAAATGGCGACAGCAGTTTGATTGGGCGGTAGTCGAGTGGAATCGGGACAATGTCTTCGAACATCCCGCGCTTCGAAATCTACCCGATGGCGACCTTAGTGGATTGGTGCTGACCTATAAGGAGACGAGAAGTAATTGCATTCCAATTGAATCAAACTTGGTACCGATCGTTGATTGGAACACGCTCCGCCTCTGGGCCACGGATGACCAGGGCATTGAAAATTTATATCGAGTTGCTTTGTGGCCCAACTTCGCGACGCCTGTTCAACCCGCTTACCAGAGTGCGACCGCTACGATGACCCTCGTTGCATCGCCGGGCTCAGGTAATCGGGTCGGTCTTGCGTTTCTCGAGAAGCACTATTACTACACTCCCGCCCCTCAAGATTCGCTGCCGCAAATTGCGCAAGGTATTGCCGCCAGCATTAACTCTGACGCCGATTTCAGCGCTACTAGCAGCGGTTCATCGGTGACTGTCATATGGAAACCCGGACCAAATTGGGCGGCACTTCGCGGTGCCAACGGAAATCGCATAACGATGTACGGATTTGCCGGGAACGGCCAATCTTGTTGGGCTCAACCTTTCGCCACTTTCAGCGGCGGCCAATTTCCGAGCCAATACCAAATCGCGATTGATTTCGGAGCTCTGAAGCAGCAGGGCATCCCCACTAACCGTGTGCGCAAACTTCGCTGGACTTGGGCGGCAGACCTACAGCCTGACAACTTTAACCAGACTGAGTTTCAGGTCAATATCTCGGACTGGACGGTGACCGGGACGAACCAACAATACTCTGTCGCGGGGCCGGGCAGTCGCCGAATAGAGGATACCGACGCCTCGGTATCGTTTTCTGGTGCTTGGGATGTTCAGCAGGGAAACTATTCGGGCAGCAGAATTCATCATTCATCAGCTCTTGGCAGTTCCTGCACGTTTACTTACAGCGAGACAGCTGCACATGATCTTTACCTCGGCACTCGGCTTCTGGCGAACGGCGCAACAATCACTCTCAACGTTGATGGTCAAACGTATCCGGCTTTCAACACAAATTTGGCAGGTGAAGACGTACTCATTCGATCGAAACTGGGAACATTTTCTCCCGGCACGCACGTTGTCACCGCAACTCACTCTGGGCCAAACGGAGCCGATTTCTTCCTAGATTTCATGGACATTGTTTATCCCAGCACAAGTTTGCCTGACTTCCCAGCGCAATCTGGATTATCGTTAGCCACTGACTGGGACACCTATCATTCACAATCGCTACCAGCTGAGCGGACCGCCTGGCTTATCAACAAACTCGGATTTGCCGGGCGAGTGAACCACTATGCCGGTGCATTGTGGTTTTATGAACTCGTGCGTCCAGGAACGCAGTACGCTAGCCTTACACTTTCGTTTGCGGCGCAGTCATATACGGGAAGCCCGACCGTTGTTCTCGCGATTGCTCCGAGCGTTGGGCTTGGGCAACCAGCGCCAACGGCCACTCTAATAAACCACCTCGTGCTTCAGGACGATACGGTCGCTAACGTAGTCCAGGCGCTCGCTGCATTGATCAATCTGGGAACCAACCTGGTGTGGGCAAGCGCGGACGGTTCGCAACTTACAGTTACGGCACGCGCCATGGGAATCTCGGGAAACGGTATTTCTGTACAGCTCGATCCCAGCAGTTCCGGCTTTTCGATAACCGCGCCAGCAACAACGCTAACCGGCGGAGTCGATGGCCAGCCGTACACACTGGATACCAGCAATCCGCTCAATGCCACCCTGGTCGCTGCCGCGAACTATTGGCGTACGGATTTGACGGCCACTCCTCGTTTAAACCGCGCGGCGCGCGACTGGCATCGAGCCTATTTCACGGCCCTAAAGGGCTATGGAATGGATTGTGTCGCTTCCTTCAGCACTGAGCTTGGTAATGGAGACCCCTCGCCGGGGGCTGGTATCGTACAGCGATACCCTGACGCCACTCCGGTGGTTGTCAATACACCCGCCATTCAGACTAATTTCTCGCCTGCGTCCTTAAATTACTGGAAGCAGGTTTATTTGGATATGGCGCAGCTACAAGTGAACGCGGGGACGACGCCGTTTCTTCAGTTCGGCGAAATCCAGTGGTGGTATTTCCCAAATCAGGCAGGAATGCCGTTCTACGACGACTATACGCAGCAGCAGTTCCAAACTAAATACGGCACTCCTCTTCAACTTATCCCGAGTAACACGTCAGATCCGACCCAATATCCAAATGAATGTGCATTCTTACCAACCCTGATCGGCGCCTACACTGCAGCCATCCGATCCGCGTTGCAGGGAAGCTTCTCTGGTTCCCGTTGCGAAGTTCTCTATCCGACAGATACCAACGACACTCCGTTGAACCAGATCATCAACTATGCGGCAACCGACTGGACGCCCGCAAACTTGAACTGCCTGAAAACAGAAAGCTTTACCTTTACCAATAACTACAATCTCGATCAGAGTTTATATTCAATAGGGGTCAGTTCAGCCAAAGGTTTTTCAAACGGCTCGCGCAGTCATTTAATCGGGATTGGCGATGCCTGGAGCGCCTGGATGAAAGAAGTCGATTTGGCGCAGTCGCAAGGTCTTGAGTCTGTGGTTTTGTTTGCTCTCGATCAATTCTGCCTTATTGGGTACCCCATGCCACCGTTCCTCTCTCTTAGAAGAAACCAGCGCCAAGGCTGA